CCTTAGAATCGCTCGCATCCCAAAAACTTAACTCCGCCATTCCAGGCTATGGGGATGGATCGGATGAACCAGTAGCCGACTAACCTTTAGGTAGAATGACTCCCTACCGACAAGTGTAAAGAAAGGGTCAAAATGGCAGATTCAATGGAAGTTACTGAACTGGATATGTTGAAACTTGCGGCAGCAGCCGATGCAGGATTGGAAACAATCCCAAAGGATGAGCCAGAAGTTAAAGCAGAAACAGAGGTAAATTCAAGCGGAGATAACGAGCAGACACCCGCGCCTGCTGAAGAAGCCGAAAAACAAACAGAAGCCTCGGATGAGGTTTCGTCTACCAAGGAGAAATCCGAGGAAGATAAAAGTTCTTTAACAACGCAATCTTCAGAAGACAAGTCGGAGTCGGCTTCCGAAAAGAAGCCTACCCGTTACGAGAAGGCTAAGTCACGACTTGAGAAGGAGTGGGAAGATGTCCGAGCCGAGAAAGCCAGAATCAAAGCAGAACGCGAACAGATCGAGGCTGAAAGGGCAAGGAAGACTCCAGAAGCTCCTCAAGGCGAGACAAAGACGGCAAGTCGCAAGTTTAGCGCGGAAGATTACAGGGAAGCGGCAAAGAGCTACCGTGATGAAGGCCGTGACGATCTTGCGAAACTCGCTGAAAACAAAGCCAGCGAGATTGAGGTTGAGGACAAGAAAGAGTTCCAGCAGAAAACCCAAGCAGAGCTAAAGTCTGCGTGGGACAAGAATCTGATGGAAGAGGTTGACGCAAACCCAGAACTCAAAGATTCAACTACTCCTCTGTACAAAGCCGTAACGGAAATGTTGCAAAACCACGCTATCCTGCGTAATTACCCAGCGGGTATCAAGGATGCGGTTGGAATTGCAAAGGTTAAGCTTAAAGCGGAGTCCGCCTCCGATTTGTCGAAAAAGGTTGCAGAGTATGAGAAAGAACTTTCTCAACTCAGAAAAGCGACTACTCCAGCGTCAGGTCAACCCAAAGGTCCTGCCAAGACTAAAGCTTTTCACGAACTCTCGCTCGATGAGCAAGAACGTGAATTGATGAAAATGGCAAGCGAAGTTGACAGAGGTTGAGTAGTCATAACAAACAAGGATACTTAATTATATGGTAACTACTGGTTCAGTCAGCGCACAGTTCCAGACGTACTTCTCGAAGGCGTTATTGGAACGTGCAATCCCATTGCTCCAAATGGAGCAATTCGCAATGAAAGCCCCCTACCCGACCAAAACGGGTGGAAACAAAACGATTCGGTTCTTCCGCTTCGGCGATCCCAGCATCACTGCGATCTCCGCTTTGTCGGAAGGAACGACTCCTTCTTCTGGTGACGAGCGTGATCTCACGTTGTCCTCGGTTGAGGCAACCTTGGTGCAATATGGAAGCAAAATCATCCTCACGGATGTCGTGCTCGCTACAGAGCTATTTTCTCATCTTGCCCAGGCCACTAAACAACTCGGCGAAGATGCCGCCCTCCACGCTGACACCCTCTGTCACCGTGCGTTGGTGCAGGACTCCTCGACCAGCACTGGTACTGGTGTAGCAGTCAAGTCCTACGCTCGTTATGCTCAAAACACAACGAACGGCACGACCTGGGCTACCTCGTCCGTTGCTAACAGCGCAATGACCGCCACCGACTTGCTCGATGGTGCGACTTCGTTGTTCATCGCCCGCGCTCCTAAGATCAAGGACGGCTACGCGCTTGTTGCGCATCCTGCCGTTATCCGTGATCTACAGCAGGACGATGATTGGTTGAAGGTGTCGAGCTACTCGGCTCCCGACCAAATCTTCAAAGGTGAGACTGGTAAATTGTTTGGCGTGTCGGTCATTTCTTCGACCAACGTCCAGACCTTTAATACCTCCGCCTCTGGTATCGCTGAAAACAGCGTAGGAACAACTGGTGTTAACACTGGTTATGCAAACGTCCTCCTCGGTGGTGGCGCGTTTGGTGTTCCTAGCTTGTCTTCATTGGCCGCCTCTGGCTCGCCCTTCGCTCCGAAGGTCACGATCCTTGATGCTGCTGATAAGAGCGATCCTTATGGACAGCGCGTTGTTGCGTCCTTCAAGACGTTCTACGCGGCCAAGCAACTCGATCCTCGGTTCTTCCGAGTCATCGTTGCGAAGTCCAACTACAGCTAATAATTAAATGGGAACCATGCTAGTCATTGGTATGGGTCCTCGGAAAGCTGGGGAGGGTAAAACCTCCCCAGCCTCTTCCACTAAGGAGAAACCAGCTATGAAAGAAGGATTGGTTAAATTGCCGATCTCTATGTTCGAGCTAGGTGAAGGCGAAGAAAACGCCACACCAGAAGCTGGAGACATGGTGGAATTGGAAGGTGTAGTGGAGAAAATTGAAGGTGGCGTGGCTATGGTGCGTGTGAACAACGCTATGGCTGAAGCATCTGAAGAAGAATCCGCTGTACCCGAAGAGTCCGAAGAAGACCGTATGATGAAGATGGCCGAGGAGTCGGATAAGGAAAACTATAGCTAATGCCTGTTTACCAGTACGAGGACTCCAGAAATGGGAAAGTTGTCGAACTGGAAAAGGCTGTGGCCGAAAGGGATTCTGTCCCTCGTTACCTTAAACGATTCACCGTCCCGCAAAGATTGAGCCTAGTGGGGGTTGGCGAACCCCTCGACAACCCGCTGGGAGTCAATCAAACAAACTTAATGAAGGGGTACTATCGCCAAGAACAAAAGCTTGGCAGTAGATTCAAAAGCAAGTTCACGCCAGATAGCATCAAACGTGCGACTTTAAGGAGAAAAAAATATGGCATCTGAGTTTCAACGCAGTCCGATTAAGGCGAAGAATAAGTCAGTCCGCATTGACGGATCTAACTTTGCTAACGTAATTGAGTTTACGGCAAGCTCCAGCGGTGGCACTGTTAACACAGTTGCAACAGCCCCTGCGTCCTTGAACGTGACTCTTAACGGCACGAGCTATCGCATCGCGCTACATAGCTAATGTCTCGCGCACTAGATAAATTCCAAGGTCAATACGGATTCTCCGTAGGGACAACTGGAACAGCTCCTGCTGGCTACTGGGCGATCCAGATGCTTGCAGATACCACGTTTAGCACGATTAGTGGTAAATTCGATGGTACTCTGACAGGCGTTACGATTGGCGCAGGCAACATCATTTACGGTGAATTCAACAGCTACACGGCTGGAACTGGCACTGTAATTGGTTACATAGCTGGTTAATGATTGAAGTAATCACATCGCCAAAGGTTCTAGTCCTTGGCGGGTGATTGCATTGTGATTTTATGCCAAGATTATCCATAGGACTAGGAGTGCAAAACACCAGCAAGGTTGGTGGTCGCACGATTTTTAGGATCTTAATCTCTGGTGCTGGTACAGCGACATCAAATGGTGAATATGTTTGGGATGGGGTAACAATAAGTAGTGGAAAGCCCCAATATGATAATCCTAATGGTAGCCAAATTTTTTGGTTTCCAGGTGAAGACCAATGGATATTGTACGATGGTATCGAAGGAAATGATACATATAGCAGTACAGATTTAATAACTTGGAGTGCTCTGGGTGGATCATCCCCAGCCCCAACCTCCACTCTTTACTACACGCCCTAGCGTGTTAAACTAAAAAGGACAAATATATGGGACGCCAATGGAACACGATTATTGAGAGTTTAGGACCGCTTTCTGGCGGTACTGGCTTATCGATCAATGCTAACCTAACAGAGCTAGAGGCGTTGGTTACAACGCTTCAAGCGGATGTTGCTGATGGGGTAACCGCAAACATTGGGAATCCTGCTGAAATTATTGGCGGAGGCTATTCTAGCTTGTTTGAAATTGCAGATAGCGGAGAACTTTCTGTTAATGTTCCAAATGCTGTTATAACAAGGCAAGAAGCAACAACATCTGGCGGAACTGGTCCTACCGATTTCACCTCTACCAGCTACGGAACAATTGCACCAACAAATGGGAATAGGATTGGTTGCACAATTTTTAATTCTGGGCCAGGAAACCTTCACGTCACTCTAGGCACAGCAACAACAAGCACGTCTGCATTTACAATCAGATTAAGTGCTGGAGATTACTATGAAGTTCCATTCAGATACACAGGCTTGATCGGCGGTATCTTTGCTACCGCTGGAACTGCTGAAGTCACGCAGTTGAGCTAGGAGTAGGCGATGCCTTTGTATTCGCCTACTAGCCCATTGCCAAAGAATATGATGGTACGCAGAGCTTTTAATCCAAACAAAATATCTGGGCTTATTATGTGGTTAGACGCTAACGATTCGACATCGTTATTTGATGCAACAAGCGGCGGAAATAATGTGACAACTGATGGTGGGTCAATAGCTAGATGGCGGGACAAAAGCACGTCTCAAAAAGATTTTAAGCAAGCCACATCTGGGAATAGGCCAATCTTAAAGATTGCAACACAAAATGGAAAAAACTCGGTAAGGTTCGATTCAATTAATGATTTCATGGAAATGGATTCTGCTTTTAGTGGACTGACTTCTGCCTCCTATTTTATTGTGTTAAAAATTGCTATAGACCCACCAACAGATCAATCAAAAACAGGCCATCCAATAATGTTTATTAATGCTACTCCTGCCTTTGGGCTTGCATCGCACTACACTTGGGTTGATGGAAACATATACGACTCAACATTGGCAACGACACGCAAGACAGTTGGGAATCCGACACCAAATCTTACAAATTTCCACCTATACAATGTGTCGGCAACAAGTGCCTCTTGGACAGCAAGGCTAAATAAAACACAAATATTTACAACGGCTGTAAATGTATTCAGCTCATCAGAAAAAACAATAGGAAGATCAACCGATAGTGTTACTTTATATTATTTTAACGGAGATATTTCGGAACTGATTGTTTACAACTCCGTTCTTTCAGCTAACGACAGAACATCAATAGAAAACTATTTATACCAAAAATGGGGATTAACATAATGCCCCTCCTCATCCTCACCCTCTTGCTCTGCTCCTGCTCTCCCAAGCCAGCGGATAACAATGTACTGCCTCGCTATTCCGATATGGGAGCAGCCACGGACGCTGGTAATGTCAAATGAAACGCATCGCCATGTGGCTGACCAATTTGAGTTTGCGTTTCTTAATGACGGGGCAGGAATACGCCTGTTTCAAGGAGGCGTTAAAGTTTGCCGTGGAGAACAACAACATGGTCAAGGAGACCAAGTACATTGGCAAGGTAAAGCATCTCCTATCTGTCAACAGAAGCATCAAGCGGATAGTCGAGGAAGGCCGAGATCGGGACGAGGTTGTGGATGCCGTTGTCCATCTTGCAGTTTCACTAAGATACTTGGAGGGTAAGGGTCGTGAGTCTTGATGAAGTGGCTGATCTGCGCGATAAGGTGCAGAACGTGTCAATCGCTCTTGTTCGGATGGAGGAGCGTCAAATGACATTGTACTCTATGATCGAAAAGTCACTTGCTTTTCATGGGGATGTTGCTAATAGATTAGGTGCGCTGGAACACCTGCGGACGAAGGTTCTGGCTGTAGCTGGGCTAATAGGGCTTGCTTGCTCAATGGCCTGGGATGTCCTCAAAAACCGCCTTTCTAACTAGGAGACTAAACAATGGCTTCATTTACCGCAGGAACTACATTTGTTGACGGGGTATCCAATGACGTAACAGCCGCCAAGCTGGGCAATCTAGTTACCAACGCAACGCCTACTTCTGGCTTTATTCAAGATCGTACTGCTGAGACTGTTATTGCAACAAACGATACATTGCTTATTGGTGATGCTTCAGACTCAAATAATTTGAAGCGGATGACAGTAGCCAACTTCACTCAAACCCTGCCAACGGCCAAGGTTACAACTGGCACGATTGAGACAGGCACGTTTGGAACTACAACATCTACAGCCGCCACAATTACTACTGGAACGATTGAGACAGGCACGTTTGGGACTACGACATCTACAGCTGCTACGATTACAACTGGCACAATCCCAACCCTAGTTGCAACAACTCTTGTCACCACAGGCACAGGCACAGCAGCAGCCCCAGCAATCGTTCCTACTGGCGATACCAACACTGGAATCTTCTTCCCAGCGGCAGACACCATTGCGTTTAGCGAGGGTGGAACGGAGGCGATGCGGATTGATGCGAGTGGTAGGGTTGGGATTGGAGCAACTACTGTTGGGGCACTTCTAGATATTGCAAAATCTGACAACTCAGGTTCAGTTTCAGATTTTCCATCAATCAGAGTAACAAATACTAACTCAACACTTGGTAACAATACTTCAACGTATAATTACGCAAGAATAGATGTTAAGTCTGGAAATGGAGTAGTATTTGCAGACTTTGGAGCAAGATACGATTCGTCATACTCAGGTGCATATTTAGGAGCAGAATCAGTACATCCACTTATATTCCAAACTGGCGGCACAGAACGTCTACGCATTGATTCGAGTGGGAAAGTTCTTATTGGAACAACCTCAAATGATACTGGTGGTAGGCTTGAGGTAAAACAGGGATCAAGCGAAACAGGGATCGGGATTCAGTCATCTGGAACCGATGATTCAAAATTATTCTTCAGAACCGCATCTGGAACTTATGGTGGAGATATTTTATTCAACGGATCTTATTTAAAGGTTTCTGCTGGAGCAACAGAAAGGATGCGAATTGAGTCGTCTGGGAATGTATTATTTGGTAAGGCAACATCAAATATTGCTCAGTCGGGAGTTTTGCTATCACCAGCAATCAACGAGTTGACCGTATCTGGTGGGCAGATAATGAGCATAAACAGAACATCAAACGATGGTTCTTTAGTTGTTTTTTATCAAGATGGAACTGGTGAGGGAAGCATATCTGTTGCTGGAACAACAGTATCTTATAACGGAGGACATTTATCAAGATGGTCACAGCTTCCCAATGGACAGCGAGATCCAGAAATCAAAAAGGGAACTGTATTATCCAATCTTGATGCAATGTGCGAATGGAGAGATGCTGATGGGAATCTTCTTCAAAACGAACAGCTAAACAAAGTTAAAATTTCTGATGTTGAGGGCGATTCAAATACAGCAGGCGTGTTTGTTAATTGGGATAATGACGATCAAGACAATCCATACGATTTGAATATGGCAATGACAGGAGATATGATTATCCGTATTGCTCAAGGAACAAGCGTTAATCGTGGTGATTTATTAATGTCTGCTGGCGATGGAACGGCCAAGCCTCAAGGCGATGATATTATCCGATCTAAAACTATAGCCAAGGTTACTTCAACAAATGTCACTTGCACCTACGAGGACGGAAGCTATTGCGTCCCATGCGTGCTGATGGCTTGCTAAATGACCCTAACTGAAATCGCTCAGTACGCTGGCGAGAAGGTTGGCAAGACCGACTCGGATACGCTTACCTTCTTGCAGAAGGCTGCAAGCTTGGCCTACCGCCGAGTGTGGGACTTTGCACCTTGGCGCGAGACTGTAACCAACTCCACCTATTCGGTTGGCACAAGCCGCACAATCACGCTTGGTACGAATGTAGAAACTCCTCTCTCTGTGGCTTACAACGATGCCGAGGTTGATCCGATTGACTTGGCAACGATTGTAAGCCAAGACCCAGGCTTGCTTTCTGATGACCGCACTGGCGATCCAGATACCTACCATTTCACAGGGCGCAACAGCAGTGGCGTTGCACAGCTTAACCTTTACCCAAGGCTTGCCACATCTGGAACGATTCCTTTGCGTGTTGTGGAGAAGCTGAAATGCATCACTCGCTCCAACTATATTGTTGACTTCCCTCCATCCACAGACGCTCTTGGTGATGAACTTCGTTTGCCCCACGTTCATCACTTGGTTCTTGCCCTGACTCACGCTGATGCACTGGAGCGTGAACGGCAGTACACCAAGGCACAGGTAATTACACAAGGGGCAAATTCTGATCTTGCAGCTATGGCTAACTACGAGTTGAGCCAGGTTGGAGGCGTGAAACAGATTACCCCACAAAGCCTTGGCGAACTAACCATAGAAGAAATGTTCTCAGCTTAAAGTAGGCTTTATGCCTTACTACATAGACACAACAGACGATGTACTGTCAATTGCTGGGTCTACCAGCTTTGAGGGTGGGCAAGCTTCTGGAATTTCCCCAAGCTTAATTGCAAATAATCAAGCCAGCGAAATTTCCAACATGACGATTAGCCCGTCTGGAATCCTCCAGACTAGGCAAGGCATTGAGCAAGTATCTGCAAACGTATCGAGTGGATCAGGAATTCAGGGTATGCACTACTTTGACACGCCAAACATTGAGGAAATTGTTGTTGCTTGCAATGGAGCAATTTTCAAATCAACAAGTGCGACAAGCTTTGCCACAACCTCTGGAACTGTAACAAGCGGCGCAGTACAGGTTGATTTTTCTCAGTTTAATAACAGGCTTTATTATTCGGATGGAGCAAGCAATCTGCATTTTACGGACGGAACAACGGCATTTAGGCAAGGCACAAGTGTTCTTTCAATTACAGTTACAAACGATGGAACTAGCTATGGCTCTGCCCCAACCGTCACAATTGGCGCGCCCAACCTAGCATACGGAACAACGGCCAGCGCGGTTGCAACAGTGGCATCCAATAAGGTAACTGCAATAACAGTCACAAACGCTGGTTCTGGGTATACTTCAGCACCTACAGTTACAATTACTGGTGGAGGCGGGTCTGGCGCAACAGCAACAGCCAGCGTTTCTGCTCTCTCGCCATCTGGCCTTCGCCTCATTCGCCAGTTTACCAATCGTTTATTTGCAGTTGGAACTGGCGATAATCGCAACACGCTTTACGCATCCGACATCCTTGATGCTGAGGTATGGAAGGCAACCAATACAATCGTTGTCGGTGGTAATGATGGCGAGGACATTATCGCCATCCAGCCATTCTTTGACTTTGAATTGCTCGTTTTCAAACCAAACAAGATTTACCTAGTAACTGTTGATCCAACCTCAACAACTGCTTCTGGCTGGACTGTAAGACTGATTAACGACAAGATTGGTTGTCAAGCATCCAGATCCGCAATCTTTACCAACAAGGATGTATTATTCCTGTCTAATGACGGAATAAGAAGCGTTGTGAGGTCAGCAGCCGATGATTTTTACACCGTAGGCCCAACTCTTAGCGAGCCAGTTAAGAATGTGATAGCAAGAATCAATAGGAGCTATATTGGTTCTTCAAACGGAGCGTTCCATAACAACAGGTATTATCTGGCTCTTCCTCTGGACAACTCAACAACCTGCAATTATGTGCTTGTTTACAACACGCTGTTTGGATCATTTGAGGGCTTGTGGTCAATAGCCGCAAACGCAATGACCAAGACCAACTTCTCTGGTGGGTACTCAGTAAACTGCGTAAAGCTTGCGGTTGGCAGTCCTACAGGACAGGTTGGACATCTTTACGATTACCTTGATCCAGATTTGCAGGGTGATGGCAACACAGAGTACAAGGACTACGGAACTTCCTATGCGTCCTACGTTGTGACCAAGGCTTACGATTTTGACGACAGGATTTCAAAGAAGTATGGGTCGCACTATGAGATGGAGTACTATTACTCCACAGCCACCAATTGCACCATAGGCATGAAGCGGGAGACAGACTCTCAATATGTCACAATTGGAACAGCCGTAGACACATCGACCCCAGGAGGATTAACCCTACCATTCACGCTACCAGCTACGCTTTCGGCTCAGACCTACAACTTTAGGGCTGATAGTCTTAGGTCTTATCAGAAGTGGCGCAATATGAAGTTCAAGATGGAGGCTCCAGGTAAGAAGCTTTCCATTAAGCAAATTATGATTGCCGCCAACCCAGACACCATTGAGGTGCAAAAGAATATATGACGGCTATTGAATACATTGAGGAAAGCGGTGTTCCAGAGGCTATGTGGCCTAACCTGGCTGAGTGGTTTGGATGGTTCGAGAAGCAGGGTATGGTCGGAATAGTAAGGGATGAGGAAGGTATAGCTGGGGTGGCTTTGGCTAGGTGTATAAAGGATGGGCAAAAGGCTGACCATTATGTGCATAGCGAAGATGGTGAGAATGTGTTTGTTGATTTGACTATCTCCTCAAAAGGTGCTAAATCCTTACGATGCTTGCTGTTGCTCTTGGCAGAGCGTTTCGGTCCTCGCAAGCGGATCACCTTTAATCGTTCTGGCAAACCAAGGAGTTACGAATATATGAAATTTATGCGAAAGGCTTTACTCTAATGGGTGGCGGTCCTTCTATTCCTGCACCTCCGCCTCCGCCCGATCCGCTGAAGGCGGCTCAGGCGAATGATATTTTCTATCGCTCAAGCCTTGAGACCTATATTCAGAAACAGCCAGAAATTGCTGCGCTGGAACAAAGGTTGCGGGAGAAGTATTCTCCGCGCCAGCGTGAACTAGAACGCCAGATGTCAGCCTTGGATTTGCAGAGATCAGCCCAAGCTGGCTTGCAGGTTGAGCGTGAGCTTGGCCCACAACGTTCTTTGGAGGCTATGCGCCGTCAATTTGAAATGGCTCCAGAAGCATACGCAACTCAGCGTGGCTTGGGTCAACAAGCCGCAGTCCAGTTCGCTCGCCTTTATGGCCAATCTCCTATGGGTGCAGTTCCACAGAATGTCCAGCAATCGCAGGGAATAGGCAATGTTGATTACTTGAGCAATCTGCCAAGAGTAGGAGTCGGCTAATATGGCAACAGCAGCAGAAAGAGCAGCAACAGCGGCTGCTACAAAAAGAAATAATGCCATTAATACAATTAAGAAGGCATTGCCACAATTGGCTAATCCAGAAAATTATGTTACATCAGCAAACAATGCAGATTTAACTGCAGCCAGGAAAGAATATTTAAAAACAAATCTTGGATTAGATCCAGCCTTGTTTAAGTCTGGCGGTTCCTATGATCTCACAAAAGCCAACAAAGCGTATGCAGTAAAGTCGCTTGGTTTGGATTACACGAAGTTTGCAAAGGGCGGTTACGACATAAAGCAGGCCAACGAAGCCGCAAGGTTCAAGGAACTTGGAGTAAAGGATGTTGAGTCGCTTATTGACTCTAAGGGCAAATTCAACGTAGCTGGCGGAGAAGAGAAGTTAATTAAGGATGTTTACAAACTAGACCCAGCCAATTTTGCTTTTTCTGGAACAGTAGTTGTGGGGCAAAGGCCAAATCCTGTTACTGGCAAGCAAGAAAACATAACCCAACAAGTATTGAAATATGACATCGCAAAGGCGGGTCAAAGGTTTGAAGAAGCTCGCCCTAGAATAGAGACAGTCTCACAGTATCCAGCGAACTTTACACAAGCAGTAAATAATTACTCGAAAGCTTTTGAGGCTGCAATATCGGTTGGGCTTGAGAACATAAACGATGCGGATAAGGCAACCCTTCAAAAATTGGGAAGAACGGTAAGAGATTTTTCTGGAAAGAATATAAGCGAAAATCAACGCAGTATTATTGATAGAATCAATGACGTAGATACGACAATCAATAATTATGATGCCCAAAGAAAGATTCTGGAAGAGCAGGGCAAGAATATCCCTGGATCTCCAGAATACAATAAGCTTACTGCTGTTGAGAAAAAACAAGTCGATCAGGCTTGGGCCAAAAACAAAAGCCAAAACAATGCGCGAGAAAAACTTTTGCAAAGCAGAGAATCTGCCATTCGCCTTGCTACTGACGCAAAGAATCTAGCTCCTCGCTTTCAAGAATCATTTACTAGATATGGCCTATCTGATGTTGTTCAAGGCATTGGAGGAAGGGCCGCCGATCTTGCCAAGGTTGATACTGGGCTTGCAAATCTTCGCGCCAATAAAGTCTTTGGAACTGATGCGTTGTCTGGGAAGTTAAACTCTCAAGTTACAGACGATCAGATTCTTAATGACATCAACACGGCCAGAAAGAATGAGTATAAAAGTCTGTATGATATTGGCACAGCCGCAACAACCGATCTGCAGAGCCAGATTGCTCAAGCCAACCAGTTCTTGTCCGATCTTCCAGCAAACGACCCTAGGCGTGCCGAAGCACAGAAATCAATTGATAGCCTAAATTCAGAATTGGCAGAGGCGCAAAAGGATACTCTTGAGGCTAAGAATCTTTTCGAGAATTATCAGCCCGTATCTGGCGAGCAAGCTACTGGTGCAATATCGCAATTCAGAGAATCCTTACGCCTTCCAGAAGAACGAACACTAAGACAGCTTGATGAGATTGACCCCACTGTTGGAGCAACTGTCCGCGCTCTTTCCAAGCAGTACCAGACGATGGCCGAAACTCCTCTTGAGGCAACGACCAGCCCAGAGACAGAAGCCTTTAGGCGTGATGTTGAACAACGGATTGCTGGTCAAGTTGCGCTAGGCTCACAACTTGGTGCGGAAGAGCAGAGGCAGTATCAGCAGGCTGCAAGGGCAGCACAGACTGCCAGAGGCAATATCTTTGGCGTTGCACCAGCCGTAGAGGAAGCAGTCACAACTGGATTGGCTGGGGAGCAAAGGTTACAGGCTCGCCTCGGAGCAGCGCAAGGATTCTTGGCTTCTGGTCAAAGCATGTCAGACGCAATTGCGCGTGACGTTGGTCTGCGTAACGCCCTTACTCAATCCCGCCTTGGCGCGGCTCAAGGGTTTATTGCAAGCGGTCCTACGCTGTACAACTTGGCCTCCCAGCGTTTGGGGCAACAGCAGAATATTCTAAACAATTATCTTGCTGCATCCGCACCTCAATCTACTGGTGGATTCCAAGCTACGCCTTCAGCCGCCAATCCGTATGCCTACGTCAATCCTAACGCTGGATTCGTTGGCGCGCAGAATGCGGCCAGCATTTACAATACGTTGGCGGATTATGCTGGATCGACTTACGGTGCGCAGGTTGGTGCGATTTCTAGGCAGCCGAGTGGGGCTGAACAATTTGGTCAGATTGCTACTGGTCTTAGCAACCTAATCAAGATATAAGGAGATTTATGGCAGTATTAGATATACCAGCAATGATGGATATGTTTCGGCAGGACGAGGCTCAGAAGCAAGCTGCTGCTGAAGCGCAGAGAAAGCAGGCACTTGAAGAGCGTGCAATGGCTATCAAGGAACAGCCAGACGTTGACTTTACATTTGAAAAGGGTGGACTGAAAGTCAAAGGCAAGCTAAAGGATCTTCCTACTTTAAGCCAAGATCCAGCCTTTGCTCCTTATCTCGCTGGGATTGGTAGCACAATCACGAATGAGCAATCATTGGAGAACGAGGAAGTTCAGGCTCAAAGGGAATCAATCAATGACAGATTGCGTAAGCTTTCCGCTGAAAGACTTAAACAA